AGCAACTGACTCATAATCAGTAGGTACCTGGTTCGATCCCAGGAGGGCGCACAAAAGTAAGTTCTTTGAAATAAAAATTATAAGGAGAAAAAATTATGGAAACAATGTATTTTGTTTTAGGTATGCTCTCGATTATTGGAGCTATTGTAATAGCAACAATCGTTTGGGGTGTAGTTAAGATTAGCAAATTGTTAAAAACAATTAAACAGCAAGAAGAATGGATTATTAACTCTGATCGTTCCATGTGGGAAACTACAAATCGTTTGCGTGAAGAATTAGAACGCAGAATGGATAGTATGGACCATCATACTAATAGTTATATGAATGATTTAAAAAGGGAGTTAGATGATAGGTTTAGACATCAATTAGATGAAAGTAAATCATATACAGACTCACGTTTTGATAAAGCAACAGGATTAAATGGTGCTAAACAATTAATTAAAGGATAAATTAACCATAAGGAACTTACTTTTGAGAGCGGCTTGCCGCTCTCTTTTTTTCCATATATATTTATATACATGGATATAAACAAAATTTTTAGTTTATTTAGATCTGACGATGACCCTACTCCTGAGGAGAGAAATATAGCTACTAATGCTGAGTTGGTGGATCACCCCTATGTCTATATGGGTCTTTTTAAGAAATTAATTACCAATTATAATACATTTAGTCACCAATTATTTGAATTTATGCGAAGTTCAAGCGTAGACTTAGATGTAGAAAAAATGGAGAAAGCCGGCGTTCATATGGTTTATTGGAGAGCATATGATCATCTAGCGAAAATTGATTTAACCAACAGTCTTCACGCAGAAATCATACAAACTTATGCTGATATTAAATTTATTCAAGCATTAGATGCGTGTCTTCAATATTATGAAGATATAGAAGAGTATGAAAAATGTGCGTTCTTAAAACAAGTAAGAGATATAGCTAACTTCTCTTAAAAATAACTTGGATTCCAATCTCTTCAGATGTATAATATGATCACGGGTTATGAGAATGAATGGTGTGAGAGAACGAACGTATGAATGTGATATCAATTATTAAACGAATATAATATGAAAAATAAAAACAATGTATTACACCAATTAGATAAGATCGATGGTGTAACAAATCAATTAAACTTTATTGTTAAAACTCAACAACCAATTGAGGATTACATTAAACTTTTAGATACACTGAGAGAAATAGTAGATCAAACTCGTTCATTTGTTGAAAACGAACCTCAAGCATATAACTAATATGAAATTAACAGCAGAACAAATCCAAGATAACTGGGATAAATTACTATCTAGAATAGATGCATATATCAGTGAACCACGCCGTTCACAGTTACTTGATTTCTACTCTAATTACTCAGAACGTCTTATATTAATGCCGGCTGCTCATAAGAAAGAATATCATAACGCTTTCCCGGGTGGTTATGTAGATCACGTATTACGAGTAGTTGATTGCGCTCTCAAATTAAATGATATATGGGTTGAAATGGGAGTAGACGCTTCCACTTATACTAAAGAAGAATTAGTATTTGCAGCTCTAAATCATGACTTAGGTAAAATGGGTGATGAAAACCATGAAGCATACATCTCTCAGGATGATCAATGGAGACGAGATAAACTAGGCGAAGATTATAAATTTAACGATCGTTTAGAGTTTATGTCAGTACCAGATCGTAGTTTACATCTATTACTTTCTAACGGTATCTCAGTATCTAAAAATGAGTGGTTAGCAATTAAATTACATGATGGTTTATATGATGATGCTAATAAACCTTATTTAATGTCTTGGTCACCAGAAACAAAACCTCGCACATCATTAATTTACATCATTCATCAGGCCGACTTAATGGCAGCTCGTATTGAGTTTGAACGTGAGTGGAATCCTAAATTAAAGGGCGAAATTAAGAAGAAAGTTGATAATTTTAGAGTAACTGAAAAGAAACCAACAATTAAAACTAAAGCATTAGGCTCAGTTAAAAGTGAAGGCCTAATGAATTTATTAGATAATTTATGATAATATTAACAGTAATATTAGGAGTATTGGTCGTGATCTTAGGATATACGACCTTTAACCTTCTTAGAAAACTTGAAAAACAAGAAGATATTGTAAATAACCAAGCTACCATCTTAGCGTCATATTTATCATATTTAAACAAAATTTCAGACATAATTGAGTTCTCAGACAAAAAGTTAAAAGAGGTAGACCATAAAGGTTCATTCAAATCAGATGATGAAGTAGGTTTTTTCTTTGAAGAAATTAAACAAATACAAGATACATTAAATCAATTTAAAGTTAAAAACTTATGATCGAGGTGAAAGAAAAAAAGAATACTCAGTACTTTACCCAAGATACTGAAGATGCTATTGTATTATATAATTGTACTATAGATCAAACAGAGCGAGATATATTATATAGAACTCGTATCCATTACCCCTTTTTTAAATTGACAGAGAATATTATTCATACTTTTAAATTTTACTATACAGAAGTAGATAATATTGAAGATTTACAACACGAGGTAATTACATTTTTACTTACTAAATTACACCTATTTAACCCAGAAAAGGGTGCTAAAGCATATTCATATTTTGGTACTATTGCTAAACGTTATTTAATTAATAGTAATAATAAAAACTATAAAAAACGAGTTGAAACAGCACCTATTAGTGAAATTGAATCTAACGAATCGTTTTCATATCGAATAGATGAAGGTTCTGAAAGTGATAAGTTAATTAATTTTATAGATCAATATATAGAATATTGTACTGATAATATTAACGAACTATTTCCTAAAAAGGTAGATGCCCAAATTGCAGATGCTATTTTAGAATTATTTCGTAAAAGAGAAAATATAGACGTCTTTAATAAGAAAGCACTATATATATACATTCGTGAGATTATTGACGCTAAAACCCCTAAAATTACTAAGATAGCCGATAAATTATATGATATATTTAAGCAACATTATTATTATTATTTAGAAAACGGACATACAAATTTCTAATGTCCATATTTATAGAAAATAAATATTATGGAAGGTTTAGATAATATAGTATTTGGTGGTAAAAAATTTTCTGATATTTTAGAAGAAATATATAACAACCAAAAGAAAAAAGACAAACAAATATCTGCTTTAATAGCAGAGTTAAAACCTCTTGTCAAAGAAATAGGTGATGCTACTTTAATTGTTCCTTTAATTAAAGAATACTTAGAAATAAGTGTTAAAAACGATGAACAATTAATCAAAATGGCCACTATTATTCAACGTATTGTTAATAATACTTCAACTAATGCCGATGGTGGTTTTGGCATCTCAGATGAAGAAAAAGCTCAATTATTAGCAGAGATAGATAAATTTAAAGGAGGAGAATAATATGCCTGATTTTAAATTTGGAGTTCAAGGTATAAATGATATTTACTCATCTGTATCTAATTATAATGTATTAAATAATTCTATTTCTACTCCACTAATAAATGTAGCTAGAGTTAAAAAAATTATATTAGATAATTCTGATGAAAAATTATTTAAGCAATTCGGTGATTGGAGTAGTATAGGAACTATATTTTGGTCACCAATAAGTAAAAATCTTGATAAAGATGGTACAACAGAATATAATCCATCAACATACGCTTTACCCTTATTTCCAAATATAAAACATTACCCATTAATAAATGAATTAGTTTACATCATACAACTCCCAGTAAATGATATATCAACAGGCCAGCCTGTAAACAATGGATGGTATTATTTTCCACCAATGAATTTGTGGAATAGTCAATTACATAATGCTTTACCTGAAGAAAATACTTCTAATCCAAATCAAAGTCAAGATTATGTATCTTCATTTCAAGGTGAAATTAGACGTCCTGAAGATAATAGTACTGAAATAAATTTAGGTTCTACATTTGTAGAAGCAAATAGTATAAATGTTCATCCGTTATTACCATATGAAGGTGATGTAATATACGAAGGTAGATTTGGTAATTCCATACGCTTTGGTTCCACAGTTAAAAATGCTGTTATTCAAAATGAATGGTCTAGAGTAGGAAAAAATGGTGATCCTATTACTATTATAAGAAATGGCCAAACAGAATATGACAGTGATCCATGGGTTCCAGAAACTGAAGATATTGACAAAGATGCTTCTAGTATTTGGTTAACATCAACTCAAAAAATACCAGTCACTCCTAGCAGTAATTTAACAGACTCATATGCTAAATCATCACCCCCTAAAGACCCAAGAGAATATACTGAAAACCAAATAGTCCTAAACTCAGGTCGTTTAATATTTAATGCTAAAAATGATGCTATAATTTTAGGAGCTAGAAAAACAATTCATTTAACCGCTAATGAATCTATAAATGTTGATACTAGTAATTATATAGCTTTAACATCCCCAAAAGTATATTTAGGTTCATCCCAAGGTACTGAAGGAACAGACTTACAATCAGCTGTTTTAGGAGAAGAATTAAATTTCTTATTAGCAGATGTAGCTGTATTTTTAGAAACATTATATCTAGCCTTTACTTCAGCCACAGATATTACTGGGACCCCAATTGGATCATTATTATCAATAGCATGTGATGCTCAATCATTAAGCCAAGATATCTTAAAACAAGTAAATGGTAAAACAATATTATCTAATAAAGTAAAAATATCCAAATGATTGATATAGGACCACTTCCTGAAATTCCTGGTGGAGATTTAAACCTGAACGGAGGATCTCTAGGGGATAATATATCAGGTTTAAGAAATAAAATACCAGGCAAAGATTTAAAATCTTTACGTGAACGAGTGCCTGGTAAAAGCTTAAATTTAAGTGGAAGATCTTTACGTGATAGAATCCCAGGCAAAGATCTAGAATCTTTACGTGATAAAATTGAAATACAACAGTTTGCTGTGATACAAGGTAAAGTTGTAGATTCAAACGGAGAACCTTTACGTAAGGTAAAAGTAACTGTGACTGTATCTCCAGGCGAAACTAAAAATGACAGAACAAATAAAGACGGAGAATATCTATTTAGATTTCCAGCTACCTCTATAAAAGATATACAATTAGATTATTCTTTAGATAAATATATAAGTAAGTCAATCACTTCAGTATACCAAACTTCTGAAACTAAAACTAAAATAATATTTGATGTACCCAGAATAACATTAATATTATCTCCAGACCCATCTCAACAGCTAACTTCTCAAGTTGATCTAGATTTAAAGAAACAAATAAACGATATACTTAAACAACAGTTTCCAATACCTAATGTAGCTAAATTAGTTGATACTTTTAATAATAAAAGAGAAACTATCAAAAATACCTTAATTCCATTTGCAATAGCATTAGCACTAGAGTTTGGTACAACTGCTGCTCAAAGCATTGTCAGCAAGAAATTAGCTGAAGTAGATCTTTGCCCAAGTAGTGCCACAATAAAAGGATTAATTGAGAGAAGAAATAAACTTGTTAAACAATTAAATAATTTATATTCTTCTATTACTACTTTAAATAAAGCATCAGACACTTCAGGAACCCTATCTAAATCATTAGAAACAGGCATTCAAACTGCGGAAGCAATTCCTTATCCATCTATTGGTATACCTATTTTAGGATTACCCCCAATAACTGTTGGTGTACAGAATAAAGCATCTGATGCTTTACGAATATTAAAAGAATCCTTAAAAAAAACTAATTTAGGTATTACTTCTATAACAGTAACAGTTGGTTCAATAGGAGTATTATTAGGAACTATAAATCAAATATTAGGCCAATTAGATAATCTATTAGGTCAATGCGCAGTAGATCAAGATATGGATTTAGAACAATTAAATAATGAAATTAATTC